GATGATGCTGTTGTAGTAACATCTTCTAGAACAGTTACCTTAGAACCTTTTGGTAGTTCTGGTCCTTCTACTTGCTGTCCTGTACCATGATCCTTTGGTTCTTTACGAACTATAAGACCATCCATCTTCTTCTTTATAGCAACACCAGCAACTAGTGGATCAGCACCTAATGTAAGACCTCCTACTGCTACAGCATCATCATCTACAAGTTCTGCCATCAAGGAAGATGCTAACTTCAATCCCAAACCATTCAGAGTAACTGGTTTGCAGTTGACATAATGTGGACTCTTTCTTCCAGAAGATAAAAGAAAGTCACCCTTACGATATGCTTTCTCTTGCAAAAGTTTTATTAGTTCCTTTCGCTTTTGTTCTTTGTTTAGATGCATCATCTGTTGAACCTATACTGTATAGCATCTTTGATTGAATTATACTCAGCAGACTTGCCATCTTCGTCTGCGACGAAAACTTCGTCAAACCCAGACTTCTCTATTATCTTTTGTCTTATCTCTAATTGCTTCTTCTCTTTCTGTATCCTACGTAAGAAAGCATAGTGTATAATCTGAGTGAAATATGCAAATGGATTCTTTGATTTCTCAGGGTTGAAGTTATTGATGTACTGCACACAGTTCTCTATACCGTCACAGATCATATCCTCCTTAAACATATAGTTTACGAAGTTCGGCTTATAACTCAAGTGAGTAGCAATCTTTAGGAAGCATTCCCCAAGATAATTTGTTATACGGGGTTTATCTTCTCCCCTTATCTCTGCCAACTGAATAGAATCCTTATATGCAATTATTGCAGCAAGAAACTCTTTGTTATTAACATAGTGTTCAGATCTTTTTCTTGTCATTATGACTAAGTTATATGATGTAATTATAGCACAGCTTGACAGTCTTGTCTAATTGATGTACACTAACCGTGTGGCGGTTCAGGGGGAGCTTCAGGTTCTTTAGATTCTTTAGAAGCATCTGGACCTTCATAGAGTTTATCTAAGATACTTCTGGATTTTTTTACAGAATTTATATATCCCATATGAGGACTTAGTTCAGGGTGCTGCCTTTTGAATCCATTAGCAACAACATCATCATAAGTCTGCAATACCATCTCATCTTTGATTTCAGATATAGTAATTATTTTATCCAATGATACTACAAATGTATCATCATCTGTCATTTTCATCCAAGGTTCAAATTTATATCCCATAGGGATATTCGCTCCGTAGGAGCGAACCTCATGACAGATCAAGGGACTATCAACAACAATCTTTTCTTCAGAAGATGAATAATCTACAATAACTTTACCCAATATTTCCTCACCACTAACTAACTTGATTGCTGCTAGAAACTCATCAATAGGATCTTCTGGATTGTTTTCAGACTTTGATCTGAATAATTTCATAATTAAATTTCTCCTCGTTGTAGTATTTGATGCGTTCAATAAGATGATTCAAAGTATAATTTTGTTTTGAACCCTTCTTAGTGTCATCAGCTACATCATATAAGGTTGCGTTTACTTTCCCAACGCCTTTTCTAAGGACTCTACCGATGGATTGGAGAGTACGGATTCTGGACTTTGAGGGACTGGCGAAGATGATGTTGTGCAACCGCTTAATGTTAATCCCAGTACTAAAAGTACCGTAGCTAGCGATGATAATTGCATTGTTTTCTTTCTCGGTAAGTTCCCGAACTTCTTCTCGTTCGGTTGCGTCAACTCCACCGTGTACAAAGAACACAGGGCGTTCATTAGTATTTATGAGGTCATATAATATCTGTCCGTGGGTAGCAACCCTACTGTAGAGAATTAAAGTGTTACCTTTCAAGTCCAGTGCTAGGTTTTTTATAAACTTATTTCTTTTTTCATGTGATATAAGGTACTGTACTTCATCCTCATAGAGATCAAATATCTTTGGGTCATGCTTGAGTAGAAGAACTTTGATATTCAACTTGGCAAGATACCCTGCTTCTTGTAGATCCGAGGTATTAATAATTTTATACGACGGTCCGAAAAGACCTTCCAATACCCACTTGTGAGTTTGTGTGCCATCCAACGTACCTGTAAATCCATAGCGATATTTAGTATCATATAACTTAGTCATAATACTAACCAGTGACTTGGATTTGAATTGATGTGCCTCATCACCTATGACTACATCATACTTGAACCATGTCTTAGGTAGCTTGTATATTGACTGCCAAGTTGATATAATAACATTCTTCTTACTAAGAAGATCTTTACCTGCATAAATTTTGTGACAAACCTCCTCGACATCCCAACCGTAGTCTACAAAGTCCTTATACATCTGTTCTACAAGAGAAGTAGTAGGTACAATGATTAGAACTCTGCGATTATGTTCAGTATGATATCTAGTGATAGCATAGATCATAAGAGATTTACCACTACCAGTAGGTGATATAATCAATCTTCTATTTCGTTTCAGTGCATCAGATATCCCTTCTATCTGATATCCTCTAGGTTTATATTTTGATATTGCTGTAACATAATCTTTGACTCCCTCTTCTGATATCTTATCGTTCTCTTCATATGGTAAACCATAGAACTTACTATCTAAGAATTCAAATTCATAATCATGTCTCTTACAAAATGATGTAACCTTATCCAATAACCCTACGTATATCTCATTCTTCTGTACATTGAATAAACGTATCTTACCATCCCAGTACTTACTACGGTACTGTGGCATAAACTTAGCACCTGGTACATCGAATGTAAAATTATCGGATAACTCATGTGCTACATGAGGTTCACATTCTATCTGAAGAAAAACTTCGTTCTTCTTTTTAATAACAACGTTAGCCATAACCTGCAGAGAACCTACGCCATTCAATTGCATTCTTTATCTGATAGGTTCTATTAGAGACTTGTCTTAGTATCTCTTCGAGATACTTGAGCATAGTATCGTAGTATGAGATCTTGAGTTTTATCTTGGTGAGTCTTTCATCTGCATCAAGGTATAACTTCAAGTCATCTTTATCTCTGACTTTATATGGAAAAGGTTCTTCTGCATACATGTCTGCAGTTGCTTTACCAGTGTAATACTTTCTACGATCTAATAGAATAGTTGAGTGCTGCTGTTCGTCACGCTTTCGCATGAGCAGTATCGTATTATATAGGTCGTAATATTTGGCATGTAGTTGTGGTATTTTCAGTGACTCACTATCAAGTTCATCTTGATTCATCTGCGAGTCTTTCTCCCACATTGCCTGTATTGCTTCTACAGTACAGGGATTAGCTAACTTTCTTTCCATTGACATCAATCACATCAAACATAGTATACTTAAATGTTGCCTGAGCAGTAAAATATTGCTGATCTTCGTTAGTAGCGTTGAATGGTATTCCAGTAAGTGATACTGGGAATAGATCTCTAAACTTTACCTTTACTGATGAATTGAAATTGCTATTCAGTATCATCAATGTAGCATCTGATCTTTCATGGTAATCATCCGTATCAGATTTCTCAGGTAACAGATTACCTTGATCCTTTAGGTTATCAAACTGTCCTATAGACTGAGGAAATCCTAGAGCAGTTATCCATTGATATAGTTGGAGATAATTTTCCATATCCTCATCTACCATAAAGGATAGATTGAGGTCACCATACATTAGTTTATCACCTGGTACTGGAATATCTCTAAGATAATTAGTCTGCACAGCAGTACCTAATGTTAGATCAGGTATGTTTGCTTGGTTGCAGAAGAAATCTACCTTAGGGCATCTCTCCAATAGAAATTTGAAACCAACTAAGGATAGAAAATTCCTGTTAGATACTTCTTGATATTTAAGTGGATGAACTGATTTTCGAGTTCTTGGCACTAGTAATTGTACTCGGTTAATACTTCTAATGCATTATTTAGGGCTCTTTGAGCAGCCCATCTTTCTTTGTCATCCCATTCAGGATACCAAAGCTTATCATCTATTCCTTTTTTTATTTTTAATAATCTAGATTCCATGTCAACCTTTTTGAGTCTTCCGTTCATGGTATCCTTTGTTACCGTCGTATAGTAGTTAGGTAAGAAAGCACCTGTTCTCGCACTTCCATCAGCTCATGATAACATTTCTGATTATGTGCACAGTTCCTAAGTCTATTATCTGGTTTATGAACACTCTCTGTAAATATAGTAAGAGCATCGTTCCACTTCTGATCTTTAATTGAATCGCTCATTGCAAAATTGGTGCTCTTCTATATAGTTGTTTACTGTGAGGGAAGGAGTCGAACCTTCAAGTCCCGCCAGGAACAGTAGCTAAACAGGCTACCACGTTTACCAGTTTCGTCACCTCACAAAGAAATCCCTAGTCAGGGATTGCTTGCATGATACGTGTTACACCGATTCCTCCCCCACTTCTAGGAAAGAAATCAAACTCTAGAAACTCTTCTAGTTCTTTCTCTACTCTTTCCTTACCAAATAATTTGTAAAGTAGATTAGCATATTCACCATCAGAGATAGTATGGAATGTATCACGCATTTGTTCCTTATCGGTACTCCTCTCAGCACTACCAATAGTTTCCTTACCATCTAAGATTACATCAATCTTCTTGCTGGTTACACCATCATCATACCTTGCCATGTTCCAAAAAGGTGATGTCCATTCAGGGAATTTAGTAATCATACCTCGACCAATAGTTTTTTCATGGTCATGGTCAAGTTCTTTTGCATTGAATAAATCACCCCATTGCTCATAGGTTTTTATTTGCAAAGGTTCTACAGGTATACCTAGATGTTTGCATAACTCCATCTCCATCTTTTCAAGTTCTTCCACACCTCCATGCATTTCAAACTCAAACATTGGGAAGATAACTTCATGTCTTCCTGGAACTGGATTTGGTTCCTGTCTATAAGAAGTTGAAACACAAAAAAACCCTGGTGCTTCAGGGTTGTTAAGTAATTCATATTCTAACCACATCTGTCCTGTTTGTGGTAGAGGCCATGTCTCACCGTTATATTGATATGTTGCTACTGTTTCTGGATCTTCACAAGCAGCAAGTATGCTTAGACGGTTCTGAGTATGAACTTCTAGGAAACCTTTAGACAAAAAAAATGACCTCAATAGGTCAACTGTCTTAGTATATTTTTTCGGATCAATAAGACTTGTCATTATTATTGGTTAAACTGGAATATTTATACAATAAAAAAAGAGACCCCCGAAGGAGTCTCTTGATATGGAGATATATGTATCTCTCTTACATAAGGTTAGTAACCTTAACACGTCTGTAGTATCTGTTGCTAGAAGCAGTGATACGTCCAAGACCCTGAGTAGTACCTTCAGCGAATGGGTTGGCAACCATACCATATCTGGTCTTGAAGCCAATTTTTGGTTGGAA